CGGCAGCATCCACCGACTGCGCGATGGTGTTGATCCAGTCGGTCTGCTTGTTCTTGGAGAACTCCTCGAACTTCAGGTAGTCGTCGACCGACGGCTTGTAGGCCGGGTCCTGCATGGCACCGGCAATATCCTCGCCGGTGGCTGGGAACTGCTCGGACAGAATCCGCTGGGCCTCATCCTGGCCAACAGAATCAGGGAACTCGACAACCTGAGAGCCGACCTGGATCTGGTATGGCATAATTACTCGATGCGCTTCGTGACGGGGTTGTACTTACGGACACTGCCTTGGTTCTGACCTTCCTGCCCGACGCCCATCTGGCGCAGGTAGTCGTCAGCGAACCGACCGATGCCGGCCTTCATGGACTTGAAGACGGTCGAGCGCAGGTTGGCCTTCTGCTTAAGCACCTTGTCGCTGTCGCCGGGCTGCGGGAAGTACTGGCGATCCGCGGCGGCATACTCGTCCTTGCCGATGGCGGCACCGGACTCCTTACGCAGGGCAGCGGAGATCCAGTTCTCCTTGGCGGCGTCGTAGATCTTGCGGTCGTCGGAACGCAGGCGCTCCGGGGTGAACCCGAACTCGGTCAGGCCTCCCGGGCGGTAACCGCGGCCAACCACGTCGTTGATCGTGCCCTCGTTGAGCATCATGCGCGAAGCAAAGCCCAGCGAGTTGGACTGCCCCTCGGTCAGGTCCTTGCCCTCCACAGGCTTCGGCGCAGGCAGGATGTCCACCTTACCGTCCGCACGCACCACGGTGATGCCGCCGGGCAGAGTCTGGGTGTCGACCTGAATAGGCCGAGGCGTTCCGGTGGCCTCCAGCACGCTCCTGATGGCCTCCGGGTTGATCGGAGCACCTAGGCGCTGGAACACGTCGACCGCCTGTTTGAAGCGGTCCTGGTAGTTGACCGGCTGGGTCTCGGTAACCATGCGCTGAATGGGCTGCGACTCGAAAGCCGGGACCTCACGCTGCGGGATGGGCGCGATACCGGCAGGCGTGGATGCCTGAACCTGCGCGGAAGGCGTGAACTGAGAGCGATTGGTGCCAGCCGGGATGGGCATGATGTTGCGCCCGAGGCCCATGGTATACTGATCGGCACCACCGAAGCGCATTCCGCCAAAGGTTGGACCTTGCGGCATCTGCGGGGCCGGAGGCTGCTGGATCGTGCCCCCCGGGATCTGCTGCACCTGGTAGAACGGGGTGTAGGGCTGCTGCTCCGCGGGAATGTTTAGGCTGCTGCTGATGATTGCCGGAGGTGCGGGCACCGTGACTTCCTGCGTGGCCGGAAGCTGGGCAACCTGAGAGATTGCCTGCTCGAGCCCAAGGCGTCGTGCCTCGGCACCTTGGGCTGTCTGCAGGTTAAAGCGGGCGGCAGTGGTTTGAAGATTGCGCAATTCAGTTTCAGCCTGTTTCTGCTGATCAGTCCTATACTGGTTCAGCACCATCACGGCGTCCCCGAGAGCCGCCTTTTTCTTGGCCAGGCTCATGTCCGGGAACTTCTCACCGAGAGCCGAGAACTTGTTGAGCATCTCCCGGTCGGCCTGCACCTGTTGGGTGTAGCGCGGGATGTCCTGCTCGGTGACGCCTTGAGGCAAAGCCCCGGTCTCCATGTACTGCTGGATGGCCAGGTACTTAGGGTCGCTTGAGAGCTGCTGCTGCATCAGCCCGGAGACGGTCTCCCAGCTCTGTGTGGCAGCCTCAGTCTCCGCCTTCTTGGTGCGGTACTGCTCTATAGCCTTACCAAGGCCCTGGCCCATGGCAGCAATGCCCATCGCCAGGTTGCGCCCGGGGGCTGTTGCGGCATCCATGAATCCGGGAGGCAGCGGGCCGGTGTCGCCGCGTCCGGTGTATGGTGTGGAATAGCCGTATTGTGCCATAGATTAGCTGTGTTGAGAGTGATACGCGAACTCGCGCAGTTTCAAGCTGATAGCCCTCATGTGCTTGTAGCCCCCGATGATCCAAGCCACTTGGATGATCATGTCGTTGCCGCAGAGCCGTAGGACATCTGATGTCTGACGCTTCCACTCCTCGTCTGACTTCTCCCAGGCAACCGAGTCGGCATAGGTGCTGGTGATCTGCGCGATGACGGGCTGCAGCCGGAACCAGTTCTCGATGTAGAACGGGGTCGAGTAGAGGCTGTTGGCCTGCATCATCACATCAAGGAAGGCCTCTGGCGTGAACGGCACGTCACCGTCGACCAGGTCGTCGATGGCGTGGCAGTAGGCATGGAAGGCTGTGATGAACACCACGGCGTTGTGGTTGCCGCCGGCTGCGTCAAAGTAGAGCTGGCCGAGCTTGTTCACGCCGGGTTGAAGTCGATTGCCGCGGAGGTTGGGTTGCCGCTCCACCGCTCCAGATTGGCGAACACCGAGAACGACATTGCAATGGCACTGTGCTGCACGCCGGCAGGGACGGGCTTAGACCACCCACAGTGGTAGCTGGTGACGTGCTTTGATTTGCCTCCCATCATCCAACGCATGGTCCCGAGGATGTGGATGATCCGGGAGTCAAACTGGCTGTGGCAATGCGACGGGATCAACTCACCAGCGGGGCAAAACCAGATCTCAAGCTGCCATCGGAACAACCGAAAGAGCCTGATTCCTGTGCATCGCTGGAACTTGATGATCACAAAGAGGATGCAAGGCCTTTGAGGCCGGCACCGGCGGCAGACGCTGCTCCGGTGAGATTACTTCCGGCAGCCTTGATGCCACCACCAATAGCCTCAAGCGCCTTGCCTTGCATCTCGTCGCGCTTCTCGAAGAGGCCCTGCTTAAACGACAAGGCGTCGTCGATCATGGTGTCGTCCAGTCCGAGGGCCTTGAGGCGCTTGCGCTGGGCTTCCACATCCGCGGTGGTGTTCTGGAAGTTGGTCATCATGGGCGCACCGTACCCACTGCCAGGCATCATCGGCGGCTGGGGTGCGTAGCCCTGCATCATTCCACCGGGCTGCTGGTATCCGTAGTTCATAGGCTGGATGCGGCAGACATACCGGCACCGATCAGCGCGGTGGTGTTGGCGGCGGAAGCAGTACGGGCAGCAAGCTGGGCCTGCTGGTTGCCACCAATCAGGTTGGCAGCATACTGGCTCTCCGGGTTGAAGAGTTGGCCAGGATTGAATCCTTGAGCCTGACCAATAAAGCCCTGCGAGGCCCCAAAGGCCTGAGAAGGCCGACCAAGCACCTGTTGGAAGACGTCACCGTAGACGCCCTGGGAAGCCCCGAGGGCACCCATGGCCTGCTGCTGGCGCTGTTGTTGTAGGCCGGCACCGGCCATCTGTGAGCGCACAGCCTCCTGCAGGGCACCGGACGGACCTTGGGCCAAGCCGCGGGCAGCTAGGCCGGAACGGGTCTGCTGTTCAACCATGCGCTGTTGCTCAGGGGTCAGACGGGAACCTGCGGCCAGGCCAGACTGGGCCTGCGCGGTCAACGTATCGGCCAAGGCAGCCTGTTCCGGCGAGGCCGCCTTGATCGCAGCACGGGCTTGCGGCCCGAGTCTCTCGATGTCGGCAATGTCACCGGCCCGGGAGCGGGAGCGGGCGGCCGCCTCGACATCGCCCATGGTGGGCGCGATCTGCTCCTTGTAGAGCTGCAGCAGCTCCGGCGTGGCAGACTTCAACAGGCCGAGCTGAAGAGCTTGGTACTGCGGAGCGTACTTGGCCTCGGCTGCGTATTTCTCGGGCGCTAGGTCAAGCTGGGCGCGGAGAGTTTCCGCAGTCTCCTTGCCGTAGTCCCGTGGTGCTGGTGCCTCAACTGATGCCATATTTTTTGTCAGCCACCCGGTAGATCGGCATCGAGCCTTTCTTGAAGATGGTCAGTTTGCCGTTGCGATAGCCGATAGCCGGGAGGATTGCAGCCTCCGGTCGGTCATGGAAGAACTTAGCCGCCACCGCCATGGCGAATACCGCGCAATCCGCGGCGAATTGATGCCAGTACCAGTGGTCGCCATTGGGGTCGGAATGCTGCCACTCCCAGGCCTTAGGCTCTGGACCCGTCTGGCGCCAACCTACCAGCACACCGACCACATGGTCGTCCTGGGTGGCGATCTTGAGCGTGCCCTGCTCCGCATGGAACATAACGTAGTCCTCGACGGCCTCACGGGTCCAGCCCTTGAAGCTGTCCGGGAGCTTGTGCAGCAGGTAGTCTGTGATGGCAGGGATCATGCCCAGGTGGGTGCGTACATGAGATAGGCTCGCACCTGCCAGTTGGCACGGGTGAGAACAACACGCGAGCCAGTGCTGTTGAGGTATGTGATCTGAGAGAACGCATTACTTGCTCCATTAACAGCAGGATTCCAAGCACGGTTCCCTGGATCTTGCTTTGCGAAAAACACGTTCAAGAAAATGTTTGTCGTGCTGGCAGACTCCATCCCAGTGCAGACATTGATCGGATAAACAGACTCCAAATAGCCGCTGTTCCAAGCCTGATCCATCACAACGCTGGTAACGTCTAGCTCATTGCCTACAACAAAGTCGCCGTCGTTGGTCTTGCAACGCAGCACCACACGAATGAACTGAGGCAGCGTCGATGAAACGACAGTAGGAAGCTCGGTCAGACTGGTCTTCCATTGCACTGTTTGGCTCGCATCTCCAGCACCAGGGAGATCCTTTAGCGCCGTCGTGTACCGCAGGATGCCGTTGGTCAGCGCACCGCTGGCCAGTGACAGCCCGGACCCGACCGTGATCTCCTGTGCGACGCCGTTGGTGCCAGAAGATCGACCGATCAGACGAGCATCGGTGACGTGCTGGATCTTGGCGTAGGTGACGCCGGTGGTGGTTGACGAGGAGTCGGCCAGCTTGGCGGTGGTCACAGCCCCGGTGCCGATGTTCACCGTGCTCGAGGTGAACGCCAGGTCGGTCGAGGAGAGTTCCGCTGGATAGGCCGACACGGCGCTGCCGTTGCCGATAAGCCGATTGCCGGAGATCGGTGCGAACTTGGTAAGAGTCAGCGAACCATCGGCCACCGAGAGCGTGCCGCCGTCGACCGAGCCGGTGATGTTGATGCTGGGCGTGCCCAAGAGGTTGAGCGTCGAGGCCGACAGCGTGGTGGTTGAGCTGACCGTGGTGCCCGGGGTGACAGTTACAAAGAGTGGCATGGTGGTTTAGACGTCGTTCTTGCCGTAGAGTCGGAATGCAATGCCGATGACCTTGGCGCTGTAGATGTCGAGGGAGCCCTGATCGGTGGTGATCAGGGGCTGCACAGAGGCCGAGTGCTTGCGCAGGCGGGCCTTGTGGCTGAAGAACTGGTGCAAGCCAGCCTTCCAGCCGTTGCTGCCGCAGCGGAACTGGGTGGTCACCGAGTAGTCCTCGCGGTACGGGGCCAGGAAGTTGTCGGCGGTGTTGTTGGTGTTGTAGGTGCCGCTGCCGTAGGTGTAGTAGACCGTGCGATCCTTGGTCTGGTCGGTGGCGACCACATAGGACTCGTTCACGCCGTCGAACTGCGCGGTGATGGAATAGCGGGTGTTCCAGTTACCCAACTCGAACTGGATGTCGGTCCACTGCTTGTGGTCGACGTTGTCCTCCCCGGTGTAGCCGCGGAAGCGGACCTCGGTCGACATCTGGATGAGGTTGCCGGCCAGGTTGACGTCCACGAGACCGAGCGGGTCGAACTGGTGGATCAGGCCACTCTCATCGGCCCAGCAGAGCGTGTCGGTGCCTGCCACAATGACACGGCACCAGAACCGCGGAACGAGTAGCGAGCCCTCCCAGTAGCCTTCCCAGGCCTTGTTCAGGAAGTTGTAGACCAGCGTGCGCTGGTTGCTGCCGTCACCGCCCTCGACGGGCACGCTCAGGATGTAGCGGTTGGCGAAGTAGGTCGCACAGGCGTTGCCCCAGTAGGCCTGGTCGATGTCGTCGACGATGTTCTGGATCTGGTCGGAGAGGGGCAGAACCACCGACTGACTGATACCAAACTCGGTCTGGCGCAGGCTGATTATGCCGCGTTGTGAGAGGAAGATGACGTCGGAGCCCGTGCCTGCGATGGAAGCCTGAGATACGCAGCCGAACTCCCGGGTAATCTCGGTCAGGCGGGTGGTCGACAGGTCGCCGTAGAGGTTCTCCACGGCCAGCACCGATCTCTCCTTGAAGACCAACAGCGTCGTGGTGTTGAACGGGTACAGGGCCACCACGCGGTCATTGCTGCCTGTGTTGAGCTTGAACTCGTTGAGCACCGGGCTGTAGTGCAACGGGTCCAGCACGTCGGAGACAGCCAGGTAATCGTTGCCGTAGAGCAGCAACAAGCGGTTCTGGAAGTACAGACCTTCTCGGCCCGGGGGCACCGAGGAACCGGAAGCACTCGAGCGCTTGATGCTGCCGGTGATGTTGTTGTTGTCCACGTCGACCAGCGTCGAAGGCATGGCCACCGAGACCGTGGGTGTGTTTGAATATGCGCCGCCGTTGACGATAGCCACCGAGCTGACGATTCCATTGGTGACCGTCGTGGTCAGGCTGGCAGGCGTTGTGATGGTACCAGTGGCGCTGACCGTGATCACCGGGGCCGAGAGGTAGCCGGAACCCTGATTGAGGATTGTGACCGCGCTGATCGTGATGTTAGGCGACGTGCCGGTGGTCGTGAGCTGGATGATGGCGCGGCCAGCGTCGTTCAGCGAGTCGGTCTCCTCGGTCGTGCCGCTGAAGAGCTTCAGCGTGTTGTTGTCGACCGGGTAAACGTAGTAGATCTGGTTGTTGACCGTGGCGCTTCCAACCACGTTCGAGATCGAGACCTGGTCGCCCGGGATGAAGTTGTGGTTGTAGACCGTCAGCGTGTCCCCGGTTGAGTCAGAGCCAACGATGGACAGCGTAGACGGGATGCGGTCGAACCCGGCGTCGAGCGCAGATGGGAATGCGGCATTGCCCTGCATCAGGATGGGCATCCCGTCGTTCAGGTTGTCGACAATGTCTTGCGCCAGGTCGTAGCCGGTCAGGTTGGCAGAGCGCTCAATGTAGTATCGAGCATTGTTCTCTGGGCTCAGTTTAAGAGCGTTTGTCCCGGCCCGAGCATCGACCAGTGTCAGGTGAAGCGAGACCTCGTTATTTACCACGTTTACGAAGAACTGAAACCCTTGACCAGAGCCTGGTGTTGCAACCCATAGAGGTGCCACGTCGCCCACACCGCCGATGGTCACGATATCGCCCGTGGTAAGGTCGGGCACCACATTCAAGGTGACTTCAGTGGATGCCTCTTGAGAGAGCAGGGCACCGCTTTCGCACAGCAGCGCATCATCACCTTCGGTGTCGATTGAGTCGTAAACGATGCCGGTAATGCTGTCGAAGTAGTATCGGGCGTTGCCCGGGCGCAGCATGACCACGCCGTTGGTGGCCTGGATGAGGCGCACCGGCAGGTAGATGTCGTGCCCGTTCATGGGCACCTCGACGGGCGACTGGTTGGGCCGGATGCACCAAACCTTGCCCTGGCCACCGTCGGAGGTCCGTGCCTCATTGACTGCCACCAGAAGTGCATTGGCCCCGGTGTCCGGGTCGCGGTAGGGCAGGATGCCGAGGATATCCTCGAAGGGCAGCGTCTGGTTGTAGAACTGAACGGTGCGGTTGACCGGAGCCCCTGTGAAAGCCAGTGCTGCGGTCGACATCACGCAGTTGGTCCCATCATCCAAGAGGCATCGGGTGCCGTTGGAAAAGACCAGCACGTTGGCGACTGGGTCTGATGAGATGCTTGCGTTCTGCGGGATGGGCGTGCCGCTGACAGGGACTGTGGAAACAGAGTTGGAGGTCACCGTCACCACGCGGTTCAGCAACTCCCACTTACCACCCCACTTGGGCTGCACGATGCCCCAGCGGTTCTTGATGACCTGATCCTCGAAACGTCGGTTGACGGCGTTGGAAACGTAGGAGGCCGGGATCAGCGCAGGGTCAATGCGTGATACCACTCCAACAAATCCATCGTCGATTGCACCGATTTGAGGCAGGTCAGGCATATCACCGGGACGGCACGATTATCTGCCGGACATATTTCTCCTGGAGCGCTACCTTGTCGATCTCCTTGGTCAGTTCAACCTCTCCTAACTCAAGGAACTGGTTGCCCAGGTCGATCTTGCCGTCGACCCGAAGCATCTGGCCGGCGGCCTTGAGTGCGCAGATCTCCGAGAAGCGGTAAGGGAAGTCGTAGGCGGTGGCCTCGGCAGCGTTGGCCAGCAACGGAGGGGTCTTGCGGAACTCCAGCCAGACGTAGGGCAACTGCTCCCCAACCAGCACACCGTCATCGGTGAAGGTGTAGGTGGCCTCCTGCTGGCGCCAGGACACTCGAGGGTCTCCCGGCCAGACCGAGAATGTCTCACCAATGGGGACAGCCCGGGTTGTACCGTCGGGGTTGTTGGTCTGCGAGATATTGCGCAGGAACTTGTTCAGCACGCTCCAGTAGAACGGGTCGGTCGGGACGGTGCCAGCGGGTGCCGTGGCGAATAGCTGGTAGTGCCGCTGGGTGTCGGGGTACAGAACGATCTGCCCGATGGTGTAGATGGTCGCCGCATCCCAGTCGCCGTCGTTGTTGCCGTAGTCAGGCAGTGCCTCGGCCCAGTACTGGGCATTGAGCGTACCGCCAGGGCCTCCGGTGGTCGGAGGATTGCCGGAGTTGATTGAGCCGACGTACTGGTAGTACTTCTGCTCGGTCTTGAAGTAGACCACCATGCCGCCTGAATAGAGCTGGGACGGGTTGTAGTCGGCCGCAAAAAACTGCTGCTCGTAGACCGTCTGCTCGGGCCAATCGAAGCACTCCCAGGCACTCCGCAGTGACATGGAGATGAACGTGCGAAAGAAGTTGGACTCCTCGGTCGTTAGGGTGGAGAAAACGCGCCCAGTGAGCTCACAGGCGCGTTGCAGCACGTAGTCGTAGGTGACGGTTCTCATTGGCTACCAGGATTTACACGCCCAATTGATCATTGCTTGGGTAGCACATACCAACCGGCAGGCAGCGTCACCGTGGACGGCCCCACCAGCTTCTTGTCTTTGTCGAATCCGTACACGCTGGCCTTCACCGGCTTGGCCAGCATCACCGGATCACCGGAAGGGACCAGGACCACCTTCGTCACCTGGCAGCCTAGGCAGGTCAGCAATGCGATCAGCCAGATCGCTCTTGAGGGCCTCGGGAGCTTTACCATGTTGCACATCGGTGGGTGGTGTTTCGCGGAGCCAGTCGAGCAGGGCCTTAAGGATCTGGTAGACCCAGTTCACGCCTTAGGGTCGATGGGGGCAGCGGTCTTGTCGGCGTCCTTGGCCATGATGAGGCCAATGCCAGCGGTCACCGCGGCAATGGTCGTGGTGATGTCCAGATGGGTGGTCGGGTCGCCGTCGAACAGGGCATTGAGCGCCCCACCAATTGCGACGAGGATGGCGCCGAGGCCGGCTAGTGTGGTCTTGGTGTTTTTCATTTGCGTTTGATGGCTTTATACAGCGCGACACAAGCGGCGGCAAGGCCGACCACGGCGGAAAGGAATCTGATTCCATCGGTAAGCTGCGGGAGCATAGAGGCTCCGGTAGCTGCTGCCGCGGTTCCAAGCGAAATGGCTAGGCCGTTGGTTCCGCCGTGGTTGGTTGCGTCCATGTTTAACTCAGGGCAACCCTGATGCTGTTTTCGTTGGAGTCAATGAACGGAACGCCGATGACGCGCCCGTCGCCGTAGATAGAAGCCACCACTTGTGTTGGATCATCTTGCGGGATGACCTCGGCGGCGCTGACAACCATGCCACCGGCAATGACGTTGGGGTTGACCTTGATCGGCGGGTCAAACTTGATGACCTCGTTCGCAACAAGCTGAATCTCGTTCTCTTTCATGTTAGGAAGCGATGGTGTAGAGGATGGTGAATTGCAGGGTGGCCGTGCTGGAGCTGTTCACCCACAGATTGCCGGTGGTCGAGAACGGAGTGGCCAGCGTGAGCCTCTGTCGGCCAGAGACAACTGATGCGCCGTTGACGATCTGGGTGCCAGCGGATGCGTTGCCGACGCTCACCGTGGCCGATCCGGTCGAGTTCACGATGATGTCCTCGATGATGGCGTTGGTCGGGATGGCAAGCGTTCCGCCCAGGATCTGCTGGTTGCCGTTGGTGTTGGTCGTCGCATAGAGAACCGCAACACGCTTCGGCTGCGTGAACTCCACACCGTTGAATAGCGTACCGTGCAGGTTGTTGGTGCTGCGGTCGGTGGCTTGGAAGCCGGTGCCGACGGTGAAATCCAGATCGACGATTGCGCCGATGCGGGTGACTTCCACGTCGTCGATGTAGATTTCGGAAAGTGCTGCGGAGCTGGCTTGGCGTCCAAGAGTAATTCCGCCGTCAATTGACGAGACAACTTCAGCGACAGTGTTTGCGTAGGAGGTTGTCAGGGAAAGACCCGTGTTTCCGTAAGCAGCCCCGGAACCAATTGGTCCAAATTGGACACCACAAGATCCGCTTGTGGCCCCTTTTCTCGCCCAGATTGAAATGCGATACCGCTTGTTAACCGCAAGAAACGACGTGCTTCCGTTGCTGCCTTGGAAAGAGGCAAAACTACCAGACCCATCTAGCGTCAGCTTTCCGGCATTAGTACCAGTACGGGAAAAAGATCCACTAGTGTCAATGGTTGCGGTACTGGTACCTCCAACAGAAGTGGACCACGTCCCAGACGCATTCAGCGAGTTCGTCTCAAATCCACCGTTCAGCACAGCGGGGTTGAATCCGATAACCTGCGTCTGCGTCCCCCACTGATCCGCAGGATTCACGCCGACAGTGATAAGCTCGGTGACATCGCTCGCGGACAGTGCGCGGTTGAAGACAACGGAGCGGTAAACCCTCTTATCGAAGACTTGAGAAGCCGTAAAGTAGCCACCGACTCGAAGATTGGCTGCTGCGCTAAGACTGATATTTCCAGTCGTGTTTGTGAGTGTGTATGCAGAACCGTTGACGTAGACAGAAAATACACCAGCACTACGCACCAAAACGAAATCAACAATTTGTCCGGCAAATGCAGCCCCAGTAAATCCAGTGATGGTTGCATTGGAGGCAACCCCTCCAATTGTCTTATCCAAGCCGTAAGCACCCGAAGATGTTGTCAGTCCAAAGTAGTTGTTTGCGTCTTCTACTACCGAAAATACGGCTTTAGCCGTTGCCTGTGAAATCTTGAACCGGCACCAGATTGAGAAGTCGCCCGTGCCAATGGCTTGTCCCGTCAGCGTCGAGGAAATCCGCGTGCTTGCCGTCGCCCCATCGAACGCCACGGCAGCGTAGTCGGAAGCGGCGGCGCGGATGGCGGAGGGATTCTGGCCGGTGTGGGAGGTGAACGAGCCGGTGGCGGTGACAGCATCGCCCACAGCATCGCCGAGGGTTACGGCCCCATTGAAGGTGGCGGCACCGGTCACACCGAGGGTCGTGCCGACGGTGACTGCTCCCGTAACTGTCGCGCTGGAAAGGGTGGCAATGCCGCCGGCTCCGAGGATCTGGTTGCTGGTGACCTTTTTGGTCGTGCCGGAGGCCGCCATTGACGTATCAGAGACGTCAACAATGACAAGCGGGTCGACTGCGGGGTCGACCGTGCTAATAGCCGCTAGGGCTGTGATTTTTGTGTCGGGCATGGCTAGTTTGCTTGGATGATGAGTTTGCTTGTGTCCTCTTGGAGCAGGAAGTCCCCGTTCTCAAGGTCTAAAGAGTCGAATGTGCCGAAAGTGATGACGATGTCAGAGCCGTCCTCCAGCAGCACGAGGAACTCGTCCTCCTGCAGCAGGTCGCGTCGCAGGACCGGATAGTCCGCGCCACCACCCCCTCCTAGGGGGCGATCAACGCCTAGACCAAGGCCGAGTCCAAGTCTCACGTGGTTAGACCCACTTGCGGTTGTAGGCGATCACCGATCCGGAGGACACTGCCACCGAGGTGAAAACACCAGAGATTGAGTCGCCGGCAACCATGGTCAGTCCGGCTGGAAGGCCAGTGATGTTGGAATCCACCGAGCCAAGGATTGCCGCCTGGTTGGCATGGATCTCCATGAAATTACCAGTGACGGTGCCCGTTGACGGGTCGATGTACCGGCCACCGTATTCGCCGGCCAGTTGGCGGTTAGATCCGACATTCATAGGGTGAACTTCTGACTACTGCGTTTTGTGCCACCGCTCCATCCAACCTGCAAGCGTGTAGCCCCGCAGCGCACTCGCACCTCGGGGTTATCCCGCTCGACCTCTTTCAAAAATTGGGAGTCCTTCCAGCAATCGTACCCGTACTTGGTGCCCCAGGCATGGTAGAGAGTGGGGTCGATCCGCATCCGTAGTCGTCCGATGCCGTCGATGGCGCGGACCTCGCGTTGAGAGTCTTTGGCGATGCGCTTCTGATCAATGCCGGCCTTGACCCAGTCCTTCTGGATGCCGGATTGGAACTCCTTGATGACGGCGCGGCGCAGTTCGCCGGGTAGGTCGTCGAGAGCGTTGGCGATGACGGAGGATGCGGAATTGTGGGACATGAGAAAGGAAAGAGGGGGAGGCCCGGAGTGGACCCCCCCCGTTGCAGAAGATTAGCTGGCGCCGTTGAAGAAGCCAAAGCCGCTCGGATTCTTCACCACAAGACCAGCAATGGCCTCGACGAGACGGGCAGGGCCGCCGCCGGCGTCGGGCAGAACCTTGACCTGGGGCAGCTTGGCGTAGCGGACCTCGACCATGTCCATGGGGATGACGTAGCCCTTGAAGGCCTGGGCGGTCAGCGCGGTGCTGGTCTTGCCGCCGACGAAGGTCGACGGGTGCAGGATCAATCGACCGAAGTCGCCCTCGAAGATGTCGATGGACGCCTTGAAGGTGTCGGCAGACAGCTCTTGGTTGAAGGTGCGGACGCTGGTGGCAGCAATTGTGTTGCTGTTGGCCGTCACGGTCGTGCCCGAGGCCGTGAGGTTGGTGAACGCACGCTTGAGCGTTGTGCCAAGGATACAATCGTAGTCGCGGAAGGTGCCGGTGATGCCGTAGACGGCAGTCAGCACGTTCTGAGCGGTGGCCTCGGTGAAAGAGGCGCTGGCCGTGGTGTCAATTGCGGCAGAGGCCGGCAGGAATGGCGAACCGGAAGCGCACGCGCCGATGTTGGAGGCGTTGGTGCTGTTGAGCCAGTTGCCAAGGGAGCCGGTCAGGTACGGGTTCGTACCGTTATCGGCTTGGGCGGCTTGGTTGGTGCACATGAAGGTCGCCTCCATGGAGCGCTTGAGCTCCACGAGACGTTTAGCAATGCCGTTTGCAAGCTCATCCGTCACACCAGCGACGTCCTGAGTCTCGGCGATGAAACCGATGCGCAGGTCGTTGCGGAAGGCCTGGGCGTAGTTGTTCAAACGGGTCCGGTTGGTCACCGGGTTGCCCGCGCTGGACACGGTCACGTCGGTGCCGTCGACCACGCCGGCAAGGGTCGGCGCAGCATAATTGTCGACCGACCATGAGAACTGCATATTCCCGAGGTCCTTGCCCTTCGGGGCCATGGACACGAACGGGGTCGACTTGGCGTCGACGATGGCGATGTAGTCAGCGAGGTCTTCGCGGACTTCGGAGGTTGAAGCGAGCGGCACAGAGCCGCCCTGGTTGGGCTGAAGTAGGGGCATGGTTTAGAGCATCCTTTTGAGTAATTGGGCTAATTCGGTTGTCGTCCCGGACTTTCGGAACTGCGACTTGGCGTTGTCCAGGCCGACCTTGGCCGCATCCTTCTTTGCAGGGATTGCGGTGGGTCGACCGGGCTGACTGGGTGCCTTGGCCAGTGGGCGGGTAGCAGATGGCTTGCCCTTGGCGGACTCCTGCGCCAGACGCAACTTGCGCCCGGCAATGAAGTCACCGACCAGCACCTGGTACTCCGGCAGTGAGGCAATCTGCGGCAGTTGCCGCAGGACGGCCTGCGCCTCGGTGTACTCGGCAGCCGAACGGTCTTTCCACCATGGATAGAGCTGTTCCGCGATGGGCTTGATCTGCTGATAGTTCTGCAGGAAGCGAGCTCTGGTTGGGATGTGTAGGTCAATGGCGTCTTCTACACGCCGCTTGATCTGCTTCACGTCCTCCGCGCTGTACTCCTTGCCCTCTACTTCGCAGCCGTCGATGTTGTCCTCGCACCACCGTTTGAGATTCCGGGCCTTAGTCCACTCATCGTTGAGTTTGGACACTTCCCAGACATCGGCAAACGGGTCTGCAGCGGACTGCACCGGGGTTGGCCTATCGTTGCTCTGCTCCAGCTTGGTCTTGGCGTCGTTGAGCTCCCGCTCGAGCGCCTCGGCCTTCTCCAGCGCCTCTTTCTTCTGGCGCGTGAGCTTGTCGATGCGTTTGCGGTAGCCCAGCGATTCCTCGTCGCTGTTCTCTTCGGTCTCGGAAAGAACATCCTGCTCAGGCGACTCGGCCTGAGCGTCCGTTTGTTCTGCGGTCGGCTCCGCATCCTCGGCCTGATCGTCCACGGAAGTGGATTCCGGCTCCGGCGCTTGTCGCTCGACGGCTGACGCCTTCTCTTCCTCCCCGCTGAATCGTGTCTTCAGTAGCTTGGCCAACGCCGATTCGTCGAACTGCATCGGGTTGATTGGGGGCTGTGCCGTGTTTTTAGACAGGGTCGCTTCCTGTGTATTCGTCGGGATGTCCATGCTTTTAACCCTGCAAGCCGGGTGTGCTGCGCCATGGTTGTTTAAGGCCAACCAAGAAGCCGTTGTGTGAGTGAGAGCCTAAAACTGACCAGAAGTCAATTCCCTCCCATTTCTTAACGCACTGATTTGTGCGATGAGATCTTTGATTGCGGCTGCCCGGCCTGCGTTGTAGGCACGGTCCTCCGCAGAAAGTGATGGGAGGAGGGCGTTGTGCACCTCGTCCCGTAGCGTGTCGTCAATGACTTGGCCCATAGCCTGGAGTACTGGGTGATCCTCGGACACTGAGAGGGCTTCCGAGAGTTGTTCGTCGGTCAGTTTCATTGGACTCCGAGTCTGCCGGTGATGGCGTTCTGCTGCTGCTGGACGCTGAACTGCAGGTTTTCAAGGTACTTCTGCAGGTTGGATTGGAAGAGCGGGTCCTGCTGAAGCTGGGCCTGATATTTCGGATTGGATTGAAGGACCTGCTGACTGAACTGCAGGCGCATGGGCGCGGTGGGGTCGTTCTCGCGGAGCTGCGGCGGGTTACCGAGGCTCATCAGTGCGATCTCGTCGTTGGTCTCGTTGAACATCTTCTGCGCGGCGGGGCCCTGCTGCATAACCAGCTCGCTTGCTAGGTTGGGGTCGATAGCTCGGAGTGCGACAGAGATCAGCTTGGCCCGGTCGATGACGCCGGCGGTGTCGAGGGGGAGCACCAGGGTGCTGATGGCCTTGAGCTTCTCGGTCACAAGGTCAGTGCTCATCTCGCGCACGTCGAACTTGAGCATCACGTCGAAGTCCTGCACGTCCTGCGGGAGCGGGGTGGACGAGGCCGTGATGCGCTGGATCTCGGCGGGCCCGATGTATTGGAGGGTGAGGGACAGCACCTGGCGGAAGGCCTCGGTCCAGCCGTGCAGCCAGTTGTTGATCAGGCGCTGCTGGCGCATCTGTGTGATGACTGGCGGAACCTTCTCGGTCGGGCGGCCGAAGTAGCGGTCGGTCTGGGCCTCGATGGCCGCGATGAGCTGGAAGGCCACACCGGGCTCGCGGGCGGGCGGTTGCAGGAAGCCGATCTCGCCGCGGCGAAGGACAGGGATCTGAATGGCCGGGCCGATTTTGAGGTTTCCGCCGCGGGTCTTGGGGACCTCGATGGGAGGAAGGGTGGCGAGGCTGGTGTAGTCGAAGATGCTGTCGCGCTGGGCCTTGACCTCGTGCTGCCAGGTTGAGCAAACCTCGGGCACGCCGCGGCTCTCGGTGATCTGGCGGTGGATGAGCTCGGAGCGCCAGATAACGAAGGGGTACTGCCCGTGCGCGTAGTCCAGGGCCTCGAAGTAGCCCCACTTGTCGCCGACCTGGGGGCTGAAAACGGTGTAGAACACGCCCGGGATGCCGTCGGAGTCGATTGACTTCTGGTAGGCGTAGCAGACCTCGATCAGGTTCTCGCGGTCGAGGATGGAGTTCTCGGCCAGGCCGACGGCTGCGTAGGTGTAGGCCGAGTAGTCGCTGAAGCGGCCCATCGTGTTGATGGCCTCTTGGGCCCACTCGGCGTCCCACTCCTCGGTCTCGACCTTGTTCAGGAGCTGGGCCTCGGTCATGTAGAACCGGCGGAAGACTACCCGGGCGGACTGGATGTCGGTGGTTTCGGGCGGGAAGACCAACTCGTCGTAGGGCGCCAGGGCTGCGACCATGGGCTTGTTCGTGACCATGGTGGGAATGGGGAAATCGCACTCGCCCTCGGTGCGCAGGTCGCGAACGGCCTTGAGGGCCCGGCGCTTGCGCAGGTTGGGAAAGGCTGAAAGAAGGAGTTCCGCGGATTGATCGTCGGCTTCGGGGTTGGCAATGAGGTTGGGCAGGTCGGCCAGGATGGAGTCCGCGGGGGACTGGGCGGCCAGGGCCATGATCTGGTCCATGGTCAGGTACTGCTCGCGCTGTCCCATCTCCTGCTGCCAGGTGACATGGACGCCGGCCCAGCCGTAGGTCCAGAGGTACTGGGAGAGCAGCTCGACCTCGCGAGTGAGGTCGTTGTACATCTTCGCGTTGACCGTCCAGTCCATCAGGTTGTGCGCGGTGACGGCCTGGTCGAGTTGGCTGATGTTGGTGGGGCTGACGCGGAGCATTGAGCGCCAGAAGGCGGTCGAACAGAGGTCCACGAGGCCGTTGATCACCTCGTCGGCGAGCGGGATGCGCGTGTCGGAGGCCCCGTCCCAGGGGAATGCCGGCTTGTTGCGGTTGGCATCATTCCACTTCTTGCCGTCGTCGGTCTGCCCAGGCCAGCGGCAGTAGCGCACATTCTCGGCATTCTCGACACGGGCGAAGACGCCGTAGTCGGTGGCCGAGCGCCGCAGCTCCTCGGTCAATGCGCTGACATTGGGCTCGTCGCCGACCCGGGCCATCACGTCGGTTGCCTGCTTGTAGGAATCTCCTTGCATAGTGAAATGGTTTAGTATCCGCCGCCGCCGCGGCAATCAAAGCCCCCGCGGCCTACGAACGCAAGACCGGAGACCAAAAGCATCCCCAGGCAGTCGATGGGGTCCTTGGTGCAGCCCTTCTGACCGTCGCGGCCGGTGTGCTCGGAGAGTGCGTAGGTGAGGTTGGCGCAGTTGTCGGTGATGTAGAGCGAGGGCTCGTTGAGCGGGGTCAGGGGTTGGGTGGCGTCGTAGGAGAGGAGCGAGTTGATGGCACTGGTGCGCTGGTCGACGGGCACGCCGGGTGCGGGTACGAAGGCCATGGGCTCGTCCAAGGGGTTGTCGGACTCGGCCAAGAGGTCGATGAGGGTTGTGCCGCCGGCCTCGGATAAAGCGGGGGAACCGCCGGCTTTGGGGTCGATCAGGCGCATCACGGGCTCGCCGTAGCCGAGATCGGATTCGATCTGGCGGAAGAGGTTGCGGTACTCGGAGATTGACCGGCCGGCATCGAGGGTCTGGGCGGGGCCGAGCTTGCCGTCGGGCTTTTCGGATGGCAGGGCCCACTCGCCGTAGTTGGAGAAGTCGGGGAACTCGCGGACCACGATGCGCTTGCCGTCCTCGTAAACCAGAAGCCATAGGCAGAACCAATTCCGGGCGCCGGCCGGGTCGCAGACCATGTACAGGGTGCCTCCGGGGGGCACCTTGGATGATGGGATGCAGTGGATGTCGGGGCGGAAACGCGCAAAGGCCTTGCCGATGTTGTCCGAGGCCCAGCCGTAGGCCCGGGTCAGGATCTGGCCCATGGGCGAGGTGACAAGCTTGCTCTTCATCTCGTCGAAGGGGTTGTACGGGTTGTCTTCGCTGAAGAAGAACACGGTGCGCCGGTTGGTCTGGGGCTGCACCATGGTGCGGGCGGCCTTGCCGATGGGCCAGGTGGGGAGCGCTTGCTTGCCCTTGATGAGCTCGGCGTCGTGGAAAGCGGAGATTGAGGAGCCGGCGGTGAACTCCTTGTAGACCGATGCCACGCCTTCGAGGGGTGTTTGGGTCACGAGGAGCTTGCCGCGGCGGGTAATTAGGCGGTAGCGAAGTGTGTCCACCCAGGACTGAGGAACGAGCTCGTCGCACCAGATCAAGTCGGCCTCGCGGCCCTCGATGGTGTTCTCGGATTGCGTGTAGTTGAGGAAGTCACAGCGTGATCCGTTGGGCAGGATGAATGAGCCGTCGGTGAAGCCGTTCTTGCGGCTGTAGTTAAGGTAGTGGATGCGGCCCTTCTTGGTGGCCCGGAGGGCGACAGGCAGGTAGTTGTAGATTGCGGGCTGTTGGACAGTGACCGAGGTGGCGTGGGATGTGTGGCAGCAGAGGACAGATGCGTTTTCCTTCTCGAGGAGGGTTTGAACCACGCGGCGGGCGGCCCAGAGGGTTTTACCGGCGCGGTTGCCGCCGGAGATCAAGAGCTCCTGGGTGGCTTGGAACTCGGCGTTGGCGATTTCCCAGTGGTCTGGAATGAAACCGTAGGTGTAGGGATCGGCCTTTTCGAGAAGTACGAGCTGGGTGCGCTTCAGCTTGAGCTCAATTGCGCGGGGGTGCGAGGCGTCGACCTTAGGAATGACGGGGTGCTGGGGTTGCTCGTTCCACCAAATGGTGTTGCAGGCCTCGGTGCAGAAGCGCTTCTGCTTAGGGCCTTCGCGCTGCTTGATGATCTCGAAGGGCTTGGAGCAGGTGAGGCAGAAGGGTTGGCTCATTTATCAATATTTTTCGTTTTAGTGAACCCGTCGACTTTTACCGTCTCCGAGGATTGCCGGACCCCCTCCCCCCGGGGGCCCGGGCGGCCTGGTGTCTGCCTTGTATGGCAGGGGTAGGACATTGGGTCTTCCGAGGGGTGCTGATGTGCGTTTCGATCAATGTTTGCAAGGGTTTGCTGCGTGTTTGAGCGTCGAAGTGAATATAACTGCTATTGTAGGCATGAGTGCCAGAAACAGGCCTAAATGCGTGGTTTTCGATGGTGCTGCCGCGCTAGGGGTAGGACATTTTGGGCCACTACCTAAACCAGATCGGGTGTCTGCTCGTCGTTCACGGGGGTCACGTCGCGCTCCTTCAGGTCCTTCATCAGGTCGCGGTGGTTCACAGAGGCTGTCATGGCGAGGTGGATGCTGGTAGGCTGGCCCTTGATAGTAGCCAGCTTGTCTGTTAGCACGGCTACTGATACGGGTAAGCTACGGTCATCAATGAAAGCCATTGATTCCTGAGCCAATCGCCTCGTTCCTTTCCAGATTGCGACCTCCAGGAACCCAGTGACGTCTTTCCGCCAGTCTTCCTCATTCTCTGGATAATCGACTGGTACCTTGACTCCTCTGATGTACTTGAAGGCGGTGTGCTCGCTCAACCCTGTCTCTGAAGCAATGGTGGCAAGTGACTTGTTGGCCACGATACCCTCCACAATCTTGTCAGCCTTGTCTTGGTCTAGCTTAGAGTTTGGATGCTGGTTGGTCGGTGGCTTGACGTAACCGACCTCTTCTGCGGCCTTCTTAATCTTGTCTTTGAACTCCTTTGGCAACTTGGGGTCATCACGCAGTGCCCACGTTACGCGGTTTCTGTCTGTACCGGCTTTTGCCGCCACATCATTCAGTGACGCCCTTGTCTTCTTACCCGGCATAAGGCGCAAAGCTGTAGGGGAACTCTCCCCAGTGGTTGAGTTGTTTCTTGGGCTTCATGGAGAGGTGCCTCACTCCGGCTAGGGTCATCCTGACCGCAGCGGCGTAATCCTCACTGAGATACTCGAGTTTGCCGGGCATGGATTCCATGGCTAGTGGCATCCACAAGGTCGGGAAGCGCTCGACGCGCACATCCTCGCACCAGTCGATCCTGTATGGGTTCTGCACTCCTGACCCTCCCAGCGCATCAAGTGTCGCCATAAGGCATTTGCGGGGGATTGCGAGGCATCCCGATGCGAACATGGTGATGGGCACTAGCTCAGAGGCGCACTCAGCGTCATTCACCTGGTGCTTCAAGGCCTGCAGGTGCTCCACCTTCGGGCGCAGGGCCGGCCTGGCGGGCAGTGAGCGACATGAGTACGGGATGCAGACGGTGGCCTGGTGTTCATGGGCCAGCTCGGCCATGCGGATGACATCGGCCGCGGCGAACTCAATGTCGTGATCAAGTTGGACCCAGACGTCCTTGCCGCTGTCCAGAAACCACTTGGTGGCACGGCACCGGGACCGGCTGATGAGGGCATCCTCCCGGATGGTGCGGAGGTCGGTCTGCCTGTCCGAGCGGGCGAACGTGGCCGTCAGGTCGACCCAGGACATCATGCACGCTGCACTGATGCCGCCGTAGGCGTACAGCGAGACATGGATGGAAGGCCTAATGCCTGCCTGGGTTATGCCTTGCACCTTGCTGGTCGGCTGCGGTGCGTAAATGAATGGATCTTCCATCTGCGGGGATGCTGCCTTGTTATCGGTCATGGTTCAATGTCCTTCCGTTGGCTTGCGAGGTAGAGCTCGTGCCCCTTGGTAATGAGGTAGACCACGCTGCCTCGGGGCACTTGGCAGGCCTTGGCCACGTCATTCAGCGACAGGCCGCGGTCCCGCAGGTCGTAGGCCTTGCGAGCCAGGTCGGGTGTGTGCCTCTGCTCGGTGACCTCGGATTCATCCTGCATTACTGGGTCTGGCGTGCCGTCTGCCTT